AGTCGATTATGTAGTTGATACATTTGAGATTACCGGGATGCAACAACCAGATTTCGACCGGGCAGTTAGCCGGGCAATGGAAGAATATCGATCAAGTAGGTATCGTTTTCCTGATGAGATTATCGAACAGCGAGTTAGACAAGAAGCAATGGCTCGTATTCAAACCGATTCAGCAATGTCAGACCCACACAGCACCGAGCTTGCGCCCCAGTTGCCTATGATGGAAGATGAAGAGACGGATGATGCCCGGGGGAACTCAGAGATAACTGGTATAGATGAAGATAGTGATGAAAGTGTGCCGATGATCCGTGATAAGAACGGTCGTATGGTACCAGACCCATTTGCTGCACAAGCAGCCAAAAGAAGAGAAGGAACAGTAATGAAAGAACATGCAAATTTAGTAAAGAACCTACGCAGACTTTTGGAGACAGAAGTTAGCCAGGCCGAAGTAATGATGGCAGCCAAGGGCTTTGCTCAAGAGTTACAGGAAATGGTTGAAAAGATTGGCCGTTTACAGAACGAAGATCTTCCCCCAGTAACCGATCAGATGCGAGAGACATATGGCATGGAATCAGCTTCGGCGTTCCAGACACAGATCTACGGAGCATTACAGAGTGTTATGGATGCGCTTTATACCGCTAAACAGCAGGTTGATGATGCTGTAGGTAATATGGCATCAACTGGTCAAGTTAGTGCCGAAACCGATATGGATAAAGACATGGGTATGGACGACATGGGCGGAATAGATGGCATGGATACAACCGGTATGGATGCTGACATGGGCGGCGAAGAAGACCTTGACAATATCGGCGATGACATGGAAGCAGAACCAACAGATGAATTCGGCGGCGAAGAAGCATTGGGTCGGTCGAAGAAGATGGAATCTACGTTGCAGAAAAAGGTTATGGAAATGAAGAAGCTTGTTGCTAAGGCAAAGAAGCTTAAAGAATCTAGAAACTAAATGAGAGCAAGAGAAATATTAGACGAGGATTATAATCAGAGCTTAGAATCTGATTTAAATAATCTTCTGATAGGTGTTAAAGGTAATGGCGTAACAGAAATACCTACTCAGAAATTAGTAGATAGGTTGCAGGCATCGGGATATTCTGTCAGTGTTGACAGCTTGATGCTTCTTTTGCAGAATAACCCCATTGTTACAAACGCGACACCACAAAGTGTTCAGCTCGCACCGGCAGAGTCAGGCGCCACCGGTGGCCAATCGCAGGATAATGCGGCCAAGGTCAGTGATATGGCATCTAAGGCCACGAAAATAGGGTAGTAAGATGTCGTGTGATTTAACAACCGGTTTCCCCACAGCTTCTCAAATGGCAGGTCTTGCAACAAATCTTCCTATAGTTTGGAAAGAGATTTGCGCTATTCAGCAGGCTGTATTGGCAGCATCAAGCCAGTGTCAACCCGGTGGTGGCAAGATGTGTACCACAGTAGGTGGTACAACTCCAATGACATTTGTTACTGGTATATCATCTGTAACGGTTGATGAACCTGGCAGTGGGTACCTTCAAGATTCCCCAGCAGTGGTGTTTGTTCCGCCAGTTGGGGTCATTCCAACGTCAATAGCTACTGCTACAGTTACTACAAATGGCGGAAATATACTATCTATTGATATGGTTACTACAGGTGCAGGTTATCAACCCGTACCAGCGACACTAGCAGTAAATACATCCGCCGGATCCGCAGCAGATCTACAACCACTTGTTAATGCTGCAGGGCAGATAGTTGGTATAAACATTATTAGTGGTGGTGCAGGTTATACCACTAGTGACTCAATTGTGGCGACACGAGCGGTATTACCTAATATTGGATATGCTGATGCCAGGTTTGCAATCACAGCAGTGAGTATTACCGGTACAATACTATCAATTATTATTCTAAATCCTGGATCAGGTTATCAACCGAGTGTAGCTGAGATACAGATTGTCTCTTCGTTAAACTCATCACTACCATATCCTTTAGGTGGCGGCTTTATAGGAACCGTGCTGACTGGGTTGTCAGGTGATATCACTAATGTATTGATAAACAGTACAGGCGCCGGCTATGCAGATTTTCTCCCATATCTTGTGATTACAGATCAAGGAACAGGTGCTGTGACATCAGTAACGATGGGTACAGGTCTATCAGCAGACTCAGTGGCATCTATTGCCGTAACCACATCAGGGTCTCAATATACAGATATCGCCACCGGAGTAGTGCTGAATCCTCCTACAGCAGCATTGCCTAATCCCCCGGCAACACCAGCTATAGTTACTATAAATGTGGCGAATAATACCTATGGTACCGACCCACACTTATACTGGCAAGTATGGGCAAATACAGCGACAGATAAAACAATACAGATGCAACTCAGTACCGTCTTATCTTATTTCGTTAGCCTCGGATATACGATAACTATTCAGTCAAATCCTGCAACAGGATCAACAATCGTTTGGCGAGTTTGCTGGTAAGGCATTGACTTTGTGATACTCTTTGTATTACAATTCACAGATGCTTATACAGAAAAAATACGATTACAAACCGCTCGAAAGAATCTCTACCGAAAATGGCAGACGATATATAGTGGGTGAAGGTCGGCCACTACCTTCAGTAACAACAATCCTATCCAAAACAGCCGACCTGAGCCACCTTATCGAGTGGCGGAAAAATGTTGGTCAGGCCGAAGCGACACGAATAACAACAGAAGCTGCTGGATTAGGAACCGGCCTACATAATAATCTTGAGAACTATGTATTAGGTAAACCCATGAAAGGGACATTCATGCAGAAAGCACTCGCTAATGTGGTTATAAAGAATGGGTTATCTAAAGTCAGCGAAGTATGGGGTACAGAAGTATCGCTGTATTCTAAAGAACTCTATGCAGGGACAACCGATCTTGTTGGCCTGCACGAGGGTATACCTTCTATTATGGATTATAAGAATAGTAGGCAGGAGAAGAAGCGTGAGTGGGTCGAAGATTACTTTATGCAACTATGTGCCTACGCTCTTTCTCACAATGAAATGTACGGTACAAATATAAATCGAGGTGTTGTCATGATTGCGACACGAGATGCTAAATATCAGGAGTTTGTAATTGAGGGCGACGAGTTTACTCATTACGAAACTATGTGGGCAAACAAAGTATGCTCATATTATGATCGGTTTGGTATCAGCTAAATACATGCACACAAAGGGATTATAGAATGTCATCACCAGTAGTAGTTTCGAGAATTCAGAATAGACGCGGTACACAGGCCCAATTCAACGCATTATACCCGGCTGGTTATACCGGTATCGGGGGTTTCATCCGTGAGTCAGCAACAGTAAGTGCATCCGGTACCGGTACAATTGCAACATTAACTCTAGCGCCAATATCCAACGTCGATGTTACGTTCTCTGGTGCTATCGCAGCCCTCGGAACAGTTACCCCGGGTGGCAGTTATCTACCAAATATCTATGAAGATGTTCCACTAACCGGTGGTACAGGTACAGGTGCAAGAGCAACAATCAATATCAATGGTGCAGGATCAGTTGGTGCAGTCATTAATAATGATGCAGTTGTCATTACAAACCCAGGTACAGGTTATACCGCTGGTGATGTATTATCTGCAACAACCGAAACCGGGGTATTTAGTACAACTGGGTTGGGTTCAGGATTTCAGGTTGTTGTCGGTTCCGTTACAAATGCAACGGTATCAAGCGGTCCTATCGTTACATTCGGTGTAATTGCCGCCACTGTTGGTCCCGGATGGGCCGGATTGAATTATCTCCCAGGCACATATACAGCCGTCCCGCTAGTTGGCGGTCACGGCAACGGAGCGACAGCCGATATTATCGTCGACGGCGCCACAAATGTCACTACGATAACATTAGTTGATGCAGGTACTGGGTATATCGTCGGCGATGAGCTAAGTGCATCACCAGCAGACCTTGGTATTGCGGTAAACCCGACAGGCTCTGGCCTGCGGGCTGGTGGTTTCATTGTCCCTGTACTAACAATTAGTGCAGAGCCACCGGGCCCATTACCTGCGGTATACACAGTAGGGTCTCAGATTGTCGTAGCCGGGATTACACCGATACAGTATAACGGCACTTTCACTGTGACAGGAAGCAGCCCAACGAGCGTATCTTATTCATCATCTGCGATGGGTTCTCAGACCGGATCGGGTACGATATCAAATTTCCTTAATATATTGATGCCAGGCGAGTTGGCTCTGTGTACTGATACTCGCAGAGTATTCATTGGTAACTTGAATGGCGAATATATAGAACTTGAAATGGCGTCAGATGCTGGACTTGTTCTAATACCATCAATTTGGGAATTACCACCATCTCCAACCTTCGTACCTATCACTCGACTTCTTCCATTCCCTGCAACAGTCGAATATGATGCCACACCATTTCTTAATATATTGTATGATGTAACAGATTCAGCGGTAACAACTGACTCAAATGCTACCGGTGCGAACTTCTCAAAGAATGGAGAATTGAAGATTACAGCAGTCACTGATTTTGCTCCAATATCGAATCCTCCTTTGCCAGATACAACATCTGTGACATTGACTGATACAGGAACAGAGATTAATCTGACTACTCTGCCATCTGATATCAGCTTCATAGCACAACGCAATGGGACTAAGATCGAAATATTATACATGCACGATTTCCCGGGATCTCTAATATTCAGCACCAGTTCGATTCGCTGGACACCACTTTAACATACAGTAACTATGATTTGGAATACAATTCCTAACGACGAGCGCCTTCACCTCTGGAAAAAGTTGAGAGGCAACATATCTGATCTTTCTTTATTAGATCAACTGAACAAAATTGCAAAATTTTGTTCTAAAATGCCATTTTGGTGCTCGCACCCTGGACTATTATAGTCCCGAAAATTGGCCAACACCGTGGGAAATATTATTCCACGGGTCATTCTGCACGAGTTCTATCAGTCTATTGATGTTTTATACATTAGAACTTATGGATACGACACTCAAGATTGAACTATACCTTGTAGAAGATGCTGATGGCATTTTCTTATTACCTATCATTGATGATCAGTTTGTTCTGAACTATGAATTAGGCGCGGTAAATAATTATCTTGAGATTGAATCCGAGTTCAAAGTATTGCAAAAATACACCAAAGAACAAGTAAAAAACATAAACTAAAACAACAAACTTAAATAACAGGGGTATAAATGCTACGAACGTCGTTCCATGATTCTTTTTCTGCCGAAGTGTGGGAAACAACATATAAAGATTACACTGATACCGACATAAATGATACATTGGCGAGAATAGCAAAAGCAATTGCGTCGGTTGAGGCGACTGATGAATTGAAGGAGATATGGGAGAAGCGATTTTTTGATCTGCTGTCAAATTTTAAAGGTGTCCCAGGTGGCCGAATTATATCAAATGCAGGGACGGAATGGTCCGGTACAACACTAATGAATTGTTTTGTAGGCCCACGCGAAGAATACGATATTGATTCACTGGAAGGTATCTACAGTCACCTATTGAGCCAATCTCAAACATTAAAATCTGAGGGCGGATGGGGAGAAAACTTTTCGTATATTCGCCCCCGTGGATCTTTTATCAATGGAATTGGAGTCGAAACTCCTGGTTCTGTAAAATATATGGAATTATTCGATAAGGCATCAGAAATTATTACTTCTGGATCAGGGAAAAAATCCACGAATAAGAAAGCCAAAGGGAAAATTCGTAAAGGCGCTATGATGGGGGTTATTGATGTATGGCATCCAGATATTATTGAGTTTGTTACAGCCAAGCAGCAACCCGGTCGCCTGACAAAATTTAATATTTCAGTCAATTGTACTGATAAATTTATGGATCGGGTAAATCAGATTGATGTCTTGGAAAAGCAGATATTAAACATCACTGATACAGAAGCAATTGATGCATGTAATGTAGAAATCTCTCAACTAGATAAGTGGGATTTGTATTTTCCAGAAACCACGTTCAAAAAATATAAAGAAGAATGGACCGGAGATATCGGCCTCTGGGAGAAGAAAGGTTACCCGGTTAAAGTCTTTAATACTATTTCGGTAAAATGGCTCTGGAATCTTATTATGGAATCTACATATAATAGAGCCGAGCCCGGCGTATTGTTCTTAGATAGAGCAAACTATTTTAATCCACTGAGCTATGGTGAAACTATTTTCGCGACAAATCCGTGCGGTGAGCAGACACTATCGCCTGGTAACATCTGTTGTTTAGGCACAATTAACCTGACACAATTTGTCAAAGTGGATGGTTCTGGACTCGATTTTGCTGCTATTAAGCGGTACGTTGGGTATATGGTTAGGTTCCTAGATAATGTTAATTCATACTCGTCGGCCCCACTGCCTCAATATATTGAGTCTATGCAAAAGAAGCGTCGTATTGGTTTAGGTATAATGGGATGGGGTTCAGCGCTCTTTATGATGCAAACTAGGTTTGCATCAGATGAAGCCAGTATCATTCGCGAGAAGTTAATGAAATTGGTATCACGAACTGCATACGAAACCTCAATCGACCTTGCGGTTGAGAAGGGCAAGTTTGAATATTGTGACCCAATCAAACATGCAGAAGCACCTTTTATTAAACAGCTCAACTTATCTAAAGAGTATTCTGCTAAATTGGCAACGACAGGTATACGTAATTCGTCCCTCCTGAGTCAGCAACCAAATGGTAATACAGCCATACTAGCTAATGTAGTGTCTGGTGGTATTGAACCTATCTTTATGCCAGAATATATCCGTACGGTAATTGTTGCCAGAACCCCAGATGAGCTTATTGATATTACTCCGAAATGGCACGAGGGTGCGTGGAACGAGACTGAATTATTTAAATTTACTAAAGAAGGTGACGAAGAAATTCTTAAAGGCACATTCAACGGTGTAGTCTATAAAATTGATAAGAATCGTGGGCTAACTAAGGAAGTTATGTGTGAAGATTACGGAGTACGATTTCTTAAGAATAAGAACGAATGGAACCCCGGTGCACCTTGGGCAGTGACTACTACCAATTTAACAGTTGACGATCATGTGCGTGACCTCGAGGGATTTGCACAGTGGACTGATTCTGCCTGTAGCAAGACATGCAATCTACCATTTGATTACCCGTTTGAGGACTTTAAACACTTATATCTGGCGGTTTATAACACAGGATTTATCAAAGGTTTTACCACATATAGGTCCGGAACAATGACGAGTGTATTATCTGCACGTGACGAGAAGTTGGCAGATCCAACCGCCGAGGAAATTATCCTTGAGAATGTTAAAATGCCTACGTCTGCACCTGCAACAATGAAGACACTAAAGGCTGAAGGCAGAAAGTGGTATTTGTCAGTAGTTTGGAACGAACAACAGACTCGGCCGTTTGCATTATTTGTGCATACAAATAATCATGAAAAGAATATAGTAACATCTAATGCGGTTGAGAAGTTAATAGATTTAGCCAAACGGAAAGGTATTCCAGAGTTACGTATCGAGGAAGTATCAGAGAAAGCAAGCAGTGGTGATAATGTTTCTAAGATTGCAAGGATGATTTCACTTAACTTACGCCATGGCGTGCTAATTAAGAATATTGTTGCTACATTAGATAGTATTGAAGATGTTTATGTCGGCAGTTTCTTGTTTCAGATTAAGAAATTCCTTGCATCATTTATTAAGGACGGCGAGAAGGTCGAAGGTGAGATATGTCTGGAATGTGGATCAGCCAACGTTGTATTTGAAGAAGGATGCAAGAAATGTATTAATTGTGGTTCGTCTCGTTGCGGTTAATATTGACATTAGACCATATACGATAATATAATATACACAATAACTTCAGGGAATATATGTTAACACAAAAACAAAAAGACACTCCATACATAGGCGTATTTAAATTATCGACTGGTGAGGAGATTATAGCCAGTGTTATGGAAGAGGTATCAACAGGGTATATGATTAAGAGTCCACTCTGTATGGTTCCGACACAGAAAGGGTATCAGTTTGCTCCATTACTAATGATGGCTGATCCTGCCAGGCTCGTTCCCTTAAATAGTTCGTTGATCGTGGCCGGTCCAGTCCAACCTGTTACCGAATTAGAAGGTCAGTACGAAAGTGTCACAACAGGGATCGCTCTTCCGCAGAAAAGCAAGATCATTACTTAACACAAAGGAAACTATATGTCCACTCGCAGTACCCCAAAAACACCATACGAAATTAGGCTCGAACTTTTGCAACTTGCTCAGGTAGTTCTTCATGAGAAGCACAAGGCCGCCGGTGTAAAAAATGGTGATAATATAACAACAAGTCCAACAACCGAAGAAGTTATTGCTGAAGCTGAAAAGATGAACTCATTTATTTCCACAGCTAACCAATCTCACTAACTTGACAATCCGGTAATTGATACAGTATTATGTATTAATTACCGGATTCTCACATGTATAAACAAATTAAAAAATCAGTAAGAAGATTTAAGTCCTGGATGCATTATGACCCGCCGGGGTCGATGACATCAAAAGGATGGCGCCTCTTTGACAAAGAATTCAAGGAGAAGGCCCCAGTAAGACACTGGTTCAAGAGTGAATTTAAAAAAGCAGTCATATATCCTGTAAAGTGGAAGTATGAGGCTATTAGTCGCTGGATTCGTTATCGGACATATGACAGGTATCATGTTCTTAACACTGGGCTTGAGCCAAATTACTACGAAATAGAGCAATTAATGTTGCATGTCAATTTTAACATGTTGAAAGATTTTGTTGAAGTTGAACAAGCAATACATACATATTGGTGGTCAGATGAGTTTAAGAGTGCAAGTTGGTGTGAAAAGCATATGCCATTCTATTACACCTTTTACCCATTCCGCAGACCAGATCTCGGAATAAAACATCTCGATTGGGCCTCTACATTAGATGATCCTACACTTCCGCCGCATGACCGATGTGATCACCAGGCCATCGCAGCAAGAGAAACAAAGGCTCTTTATAAGTGGTGGGTAGAAGAGAGACCTGCCCGAAAAGAAAAAGAATATGCTGAATATAACGATCAGGGGCTTGGCTCACTCGGCTGTTTTGATGACGATTTTGATCGCGAAGCAGAAGATTATAAAGCTCATGTAGAATCAATGGAACGAGGATCCAAACAAGAAGAAGATTGGCAAAAAGAAGACGAAGAAATGTTGATCAGATTGGTTAAGATTCGAAGAAGTTTATGGACCTGAATACTCCTTTTGATCTTGAGCACGAGATGGAGAAGGATGCAATCGTGATTGCATACCTTGCCGATGACGATATAGCCAGGGAATTCTATGCCGCATTATGTAATATGCGCTGGAAGAAAATTACTGATACTCCTGAAGATCAACAAATAATCAACAAATTGAAAGGTATTGATCCTAATATCTGGAATTGTTCCTGGAGATGCTCGGGTGGAATCATTGCTGACATACGCAATGTGCATTATAATAGAGCTGAAGATTATATGGATTTTTACTGTAGTGGTAACGAAGGGTTCGTTTCTGAGAGAGTAGAAGAATGTTTTACACGGATGGGCTGGAAACAGTGTCCATGGGATGATGACGGTCTCTAGTTTAGCAAATTATGTTAAGGACAACTTTGATGGAATGTTAGTTTTCGGGGATATTCACGGCGACTACGAATCCTTCAGCAAGGCCTTAAGTTTCGCGAAGAGTGAAAACTTCTTTTTTATGTCATTGGGAGACCTATGCGATCGTGGCCGTCAACCTTTCGAAGTAGTGCAGGCTATGTATGAAATGATGTATGAAGGAAGAGCCGGTTTTACCATCGGAAATCACGATGATAAGTTCCGCCGGTATGCAGATGGTGCTAAAGTAAGCTTTTCTAGAGACAGTAAGCAAACATTAGCTGATGTCGGGCCCGAAAGGATGGAAGAATTCTTAAAAATGTATGTTTCTATCATAGAAGATAAGCGGTTATCCGGCTTATTCCATAAATTTGATGATTACACATTAGTACACGCTGCAAGTCATCCGTGTATGTGGGAATCAAATCCAACTGTTGGGAAGACTGAAAAATCAAGGTTCATTGTTGGTGAAACTAACGGTGAAAAGATGGATGATGGGTACCCTGTACGGTTATACAATTGGATTGATAATGTCCCAATGGGTAAGACCGTTATAGTCGGACACGATAAAATGCCTATCCACAGTGTTAATATAACCGAACCAATGATTGTCCCGAATAAGAACGGTGGCAAGGTAATATTTTTAGATACCGGGTGTGGCAAGGGTGGGTTTTTGTCTGGCGCGGTAATGTTACCGGGTAAAAAGGGGTTTACAGTTGACAGATTCATGGAGTTTAAATGAGAATATTTCACTTTTGTAGTTGGTGGTGGTCCCGGAACGATTGGTATGCTCGTATCTGCGCCTGTTTTTTTATATTTTGGACTATCCCGTGTCTTGTAGCGACAATCTTTTTTGGTCATTTCGCCTTGAATGCAATACTATATGGCATGCTTGTTACCATAGTGGGTTCTATTATATGTATTACATGCAATCTTATCTATAGTAGTCTCCGTGCTACATGGAATGAATTCGCGGACGAGCAGCCCACCGAAGATATAGCCATCCTGAGAAAATTAAAGGGAATAAGCACACCATCTCGTTGATCTTCCCGCATGGAGGTAACGAAAAATTTGACATCTACGTGACAAACTAGTATTATTACAACTGTTGCAGCCACAGTGGCTTAACAAAACTCATAACTCGGAGAAAACTATGACAAACACAAAGAAATTGGTTAAGATTGATAAGTCTGTTACATTCACTACTGTAGCAGGTAGTAGTCTTATTGAATCTTATGCCCGCGCCGCAGGCGATCTGGCGCTAAGACTCAAGAATGGTTCAGCATATATCTATAAGGGTGTTGATGAGACAACCTTTAAGGCATTTGTTGCTGCCGCATCCAAAGGCAAGTATTTTGGCACCAACATTCGTAATAAGTTTGTAGCCGAACAGGCAGAATAACTCAGGAAGTAAGATGTTACCGATCAAGGGTAAACTCGATCCGTTCTTTGAGACAGGAACAGAGGGAGTAATCTGGGCTGTATATGATGATACCAAAGAAGGGTATGCCGGCCTTAATTGTCTAACCCGGGGTGACTATCTTACCATCTTCGATCCCGAAGATACAAACAAAGTGATATGGGAAGGTAATATCGATCTGGAATATGAACGAAATTATCACCCATACCCGATGAATCCGCAGTACGGTCAGCAGGCAATTGGCGGATTTTGGGTACACGGTATTCAACGAGGTGTTGACCCCGACACCTGGGGCAAATGGTTCTTTAAACATTACCCTGCCGAAGTTATTAAGAGTGAAGATGCCTCCCCATTCCCGACAGGGCCTAAACCGTAAACACAAGGATGAAATGACAAATCTATCTAAATGGAATGTTAGTATTGAGTATGGCCCTACAGCAGCAGATATTCACCATATTGTTGTAGAAGCATCATCAACTGAGAATGCTCGAAAGAAAGCAATTCAGTGGGCTAAAGATAACAGTGTTCAGAACCCAATGATCAGCGAACCATATGAAGATACTCACGAAGAATCATATGATGACTTTCTTGATTGGACACCGGACGAGGAAGACGCATTTCTGCACATCATAGACATAGATGGTAATTCAGCCGAAAGATAGGTATGGAAATTTTACGTTTTATTAGGTGGCAGTGGGGCCAAACAAGTAGAGAAACCAAACAGATAGGATTAATGGTATTATTCGCTGTAGTATCTACTACATTTGGGTGGTTATATCTTGAATTCGGATTCATGGGAATCATGATTACAGCAGTAGGGTCCTTTATATTCAGCCTTATAGGCATAGGCCTATGGGAAAACACCATTAAATCATGGAATAAATACAAGAGAATTAAAGAAAGTGAAGCCGAAGATATTATGCGAAGACTTCGCGGATGATAGTTCGGTAAGAGGTTAGTTGACCAAAATAATGCCTTAGTGTATACTAAAGGCTAAATAGCAATAGTAGAGATAGACTTTACTATATCAGTAAACAACATAGGATTTATGTTATGACGAAACAATATCACACTCTGGTCCTCATTGGACGCTTTCAACCAGTCCACAAAGCTCACGCTGAAATAATCCGTAGAGCCACGCTGTTGGCAAAGCAACTGATCATCGTAGTTGGATCTGCACGCCAGCCACGCACCTATAAAAATCCCTGGAGCAGCATTGATCGTGAAAACATGCTGAAAAATGTCATCGCTCAAATGCCCGATGATGACTGCATGATCCGGATTGAACACAACACCGACACGATCTACAACGACCAAGCCTGGGCCGCACGAGTGCAAGCCATCGTGGCAAAGCACACTCAGCCAGGTGACAGTATCGCCTTGATCGGCCACCGGAAAGACTCCAGTACGTTCTATCTTGATATGTTCCCTCAATGGGGCTTCGAGGAAGTTGATCTGCTTGAGCCACTGAACGCCACGAATATTCGTGATCTGTATTTCCGTGCAAACGCCAACATGAACTTTCTACATGGCGTGCTACCCGGTCCAGTCAACCAGATGCTTGAGGGCTGGAAAGGCACTGAGGAATGGGCGCAGGTTATGCGTGAGCGCCTATTCATTGAAGATTACAAAAAGCAATACTCCAGTCTGCGGTACCCGCCGATCTTCGTCACTGTGGATGCGGTAGTGATATGTGCAGGGCATGTGCTGATGGTGAAACGCCGCAGCGAACCGGGCAAGGGTCTCTGGGCAATGCCCGGTGGCTTCCTGAATGCTGGAACTGATCGGAGTGTCCAGGACGCAATGGTCCGCGAACTGCGAGAAGAAACAATGATCAAGGTGCCCGGCCCTGTCCTGATAGGATCGATTGTGAAAACACAAGTGTTTGACGCCATCGAGCGTTCAGCACGTGGTCGCACAA